AGAGCCAGTAGTTCGTAGAAAAGTCAACAAAGTATTGAAGGGTACAGTTGAGGAGTTTGAGCCGACTTTCAAACGAGCTATGGCAGTGTACGCTGACACTGGTAAGACGGTCGGAGCTGTCGTCCATGGGAATGTGACTGGTACATCCAGCGGTGTTCCAATGGTTAAATTAGGATTTAAAAGTCCTCGTTGGACTCTTATTCACTTGAACGAATTTGGATACGCAAAGAATGGACATCCTCGTGGTTTCGGTATTATGCGCCGATTTTTTGAGGGTAGCAAACCAGTTTTCAAATCTAAAGTCGGCATGAAGTTAAAACAGGAGTTTTTGTAATGATTAAGGACAAATTAACGGAACTCTCCAACGCTTTGGAGGAGGATGAGTCTTTATCTGGTATTAGTATCAAGTCATTTGAACGTCCTGAGACCTTGGGAGATGACGAGACGAGTATTGTCATTATTCCTGTCGGACCTCCAATGCAGACCGCTCACGGTAGTAATACTAGCCTGGCAAAGACTTTTCTCTATCAAATTAATGTAGAGTCTACTAATCGTTTGGAGTGTAAAGAACTCCAAGGAAGAATTGAAAAAATAATGGAAAATCAGGGGTTTTATCAGACCGAAGGTGGTCTGGAACAATGGATCTCTGATATCAAGCGCTATGTAGACGCTCGGACTTATAAAGGTCGGAGTGCTTTATATGAAGAATACTAAATTAAAGAAAGAGGTGCTATAAATGGCATTAGTTGGTTTTAAACGTATGACAATTCGTGTGTTGGATGGGAATGCTACTCCAACGCTCGGGGAAAACCTTTTCGTAATCGAAGGTAAGACGGGAGAAGGTGCGACTCGTACTGCTAAAATTTCTGGTCTTGCAAGTGATCCGGTAAAAACATACGGTAGTGACGTTGCTTATCACGTATCTAATCGTGGTGTAGGCGATGTGAAGATGGAAATGACGGCAGTTGATATTCCTTCAACAGTATTGGCTAAAATCCTTGGGCACCAAGTGAAAGATGAGATCATTGGTATTGGTGCTGATAGTACTGCGCCATTCTGCTCAGTCATGCTTGAATCTAAGACTGCAAATGGAACTCAGGCGCAGGTCGGGTTCTTTAAAGGTCAGTTCTCAATGGATGCTGAAGAGCTTGAGACACTTAAAGATAAGCAAGAAGAACTGCCAGATGACAACTTGAGTTTTTCTGCTATCGCAAGCGATGATACTGGAACAGAAGGTCTTTACTATGTTAAGTACATTGGCAAGGATGAAACCAAGCTCAAAAAATTCAAAGGTCAGCTTAAAATGGTTGCTGCAGGGTAGGAAGAGGGCGCAAGCTCTCTTTTTATCTTTCTAGAAAGGAAAGTAAAGTAAATGGCTAAGGTTAAATTTTTAATTAAAAACGGAAAGGGTCAAGACGTTCAAAAAACTAGTAAAGAAATTACTACTAAGGACTATCGTGACTACTTGATTCTCAATGAAGCACTATCATCTGATGTGTCAGAGGTAGAGAAATTAGACAAACAATTGGAATTCATCGCCTCACTGTTTGAAGATTTGGAAGTGGAAGAGCTTTTGAAATTCACGGACATGGCAGATATTTTTGCGGTATTTGCAGACATCTACTCTCATCTGGTGGGTGATGTTGACCCAAAGGAGAAAAAATAAAGCCAAGCGAAGCGCTGAAAAGGTTTTATGGTTTTGTCAAGCAAGCTACTGAAGGTCCATACGGTATGAGTATTCGTGATGTGATGGATACGAGTTGGGAGGACTTGATGGGTGTTCTTGGTGAAACTGAATCTGCTGAAATTGAGGAAGCCATGGATCTTGCTGACTTTATCCAGCTTATCTGATGAAAAGGCTTTACAAAACACCTCAATAGGCATATAATAAGGGTAAGGAGGTGAGTGGTATGAAGATGGTAGAACAAAATCGCAGGCGATGTCTATTTTGGACATTGACTTTTGTAATATATATTTGTTTTGGTATTTACTGCGTTTGTACGAACTTTGGTAATACGATTGGGCAGATATTATTGTCGCCATTCATCATTGCTTCTTTGCCTTTATATGGATATGGCCTCATGGGTGTTTTTATATGGGCAATGATGTCTATGGCTTTTGATGATTATAAGAAATTAAAATAAGAAAAGTCCGCAAGGGCTTTTTTCTTTATATATGAGAGATAGGAAGGAGAACAAAATGGCAAACGGTACGCCGTTAGGAGCAATGTATATCGAACTAGGGCTGGACGTGTCGAAGTTCAGTCCTACTTTAAATGGTGCAAAAAACTCTGTAAAGTACTTTCAAAACAATGTCCGTTCTTTGGATAGTACGTTAAAAGGGAATGAAAAAAATGCTGGGTTACTTCAAGCAAAATATAAGACTTTAGGACAAGCTATTGATTCACAGCGTAAAGTCTTGGATGAGCTGAAGAAAAGCTTTGACAAACTTCTGATATTCTGTCAATACATCAATAGCCGCAGGACTATAACCAATTTCACATAAAAGAGATACAAGGTCATCTTTTGACAATTCAGCCAAAGCGTCTTCTGCAACAATAAGTT